CCCTAATTTAATGGCTGATTTATAAAGATTTTTGGGCATTCCGGTTCTGAAAAGTTTAGAATAACTAATTGAAACATTAATTGACTCAACAACTTTATAAAAGGGTCTGCAAATTTTAACACCATGATTAGGACAATAATACACCTCTGTAGAACAAGGCTTAATTTTGTTAATATCAGTAGTTATAGCACAATATTTTAGGGTCAAGCCATTTCCCCAATTGCCTATAAAATCCTTCGGTTGAAATACTTTATAAAAGGCTACATTTATTTGATAATCTGAATATTCGGTTGTTGTGTGACAAAGTACATCATCACCAGAAGCATGTGGGATTATATCAACTCCAGAGAGATAACGAACATACAGAACATTAATTATCATAACAAAAGTATTCAACGTCGAGGTGAATGCAGATCCTGATGGCAATTTGTCCTTAATAAAGATATCCCAGAGCGGTACACGTTCCTTACCATTTTGATATGCAAATTTAATTTGCCTGTAATCTGCACAGTGAACCTTGTAAAACTCCTCTAATGTAGTATATTTTTCTATTTCGTCGGGACATAATTCCATAATATCTTGAATAAATGATTTCCATAATTTACGTGTGCCTTCCGTATGTGACTGATCAAAACCGCTGAGATCTAACGTAACCCATTTGTTATACCCCAGTGACATCATATCATCAATATATTTCTCCTTATAGTCATAAGATCGACCTACAGCGAACATTCCACCAAAAACCTTATCGAATATAACCTCTATGCTTTTAGTTGCATTACCTGCAACATACTTATGATATCCACTGGGATTGCATATCATCCTAAATTTATCTCCCTTGTGTTGAAACTCCTCCTTACCAAACGCTGAATAACTTAGATCTCTTTCACTTTCAGGCACTCTGATACCCTTCCTTGAATATTCCATGTACTTTAACACTTCCTTTTGCTTTGATCTTTCCGAAATAGAATTGAACCAAGCCTCCTTATTAATTTTAAAATACTTCCTGATAGCCTGTCTTATTTCAGATCTCCAAAATTTGTCATAATATTGGAAAATAGCCTCATTTACTTTAGGGTCCTCAGATGGTAGTTTATTGAGTACTCGCCTTGTACAGAAAGCTAAATTTCTAGGACATTGCTGATAATAAATCCAATTGTCAGTATTGTAGCCAGTTACGTTATTAAGCATTACCCCCCTACACTCCTTACA